ATATTATATATTATATATAGGCGCTGGAAGCGCCGTATCTATTTATGTAATTCGCTACGCTCATAGTATAACCATAGGAAATTTTTTCCGTCAATTTGTATCCTCATAGGGCGTGTCGCCTTGCAGGCATGGGGGAATGTCGGTCGCGGGTGCTACACTTCAGCCATGAATAAATCAGATACGCCCCTCATTGGGCACCGTTCGTTTAGCTCGTTCACCTCATGGCTGCGCTGCGGCAAAGCCTGGCAACTAGAACGCGGTCAAGCTATCCAAGGCGATCCTGCCTGGTGGTTTGTCGGCGGCTCTGCGTTCCACGAAGCAGTGGAGAAGTACCTACTAGCTACGTTGGAAAACAATGGCGAAGAAAGAGCCTGAGCCAATTAAGAACCTTGTCGTCGTTCATGGCGAGAAGGCTGACTACACCAGCTTAGGACCTATCCGTGTCTGCCCATGCGGGTCTGACACATGGCACCTCAAAGTCAAGTTCCATGACGACAACACCATTGGCATGTACTTTACAGATATGCAATGTGTGTTATGCTCCAGCCTCGCACAAGCGCCCTATCCAGAACGGGGAGAGTAATGATTAGAACATGGTACGGCAGTTTTATGTACAAGCTTAGCGTCTGGGCAATGGCTCAGTCTATGAAAACAGTTGACTCAGTAGAACTACAATGGGATGGATGGATCGAAGACGATGAGTGCTAGACGAGCAAAGGTAATTAGCCAGGAAGCTTTCCAGAAAGCTTTTGTCGAAACAGAAATTGTCATGCGCAAAGAGCTTGCTCGTCGCATTATGATTGCGTTCAACGATAACGTTGAAGATACATCCGAGAAGGCACAGGGCCGTCGTGATGGCTTGCTAGAAGCAAAGAAAATTATTCTCGGAGAAGAAGTGCCCAGTGAGTCTTGATCTAAAAGCCCTATGGGATACAGCGTTCCTTGACCAGATTGGTGATGTAGAACGCAAGACTGGCACTAACCCAAACGACTGGCGCACTGGTGGTCGCAAGACTGTAGCCAATCCCAACAAGGAAGATAAAGCTTGGTGGGACGAGAACGGCTACAAGATGCTTCAGGATTTTGTATCGTCTTTTGTGAACAACAAGTGGAAGATTTGGATTGCACCTGACGGTAAGCCAGGGGTAGAACTTCCTTTTGAAGTTGCCTTTGGCGATGTAAAGATTAAAGGCTTTGCCGATATGGTGTTAGAGAACTTCGATGGCTCACTCACTGTCGTGGATCTAAAGACTGGCTCCAGCACACCTGACTCATCCTTGCAGCTTGGCGTGTACGCGTCCTGCATTGAGATGCTCTATGGTGTACGCCCACTCTACGGTGCATACTATGACGCACGTGGCGCATGCTTGGAACCATCGGCAGGTATTGAGCGCTGGACCATTCCTGTATTAACGGAGATGTTTGCCCAGTTTGAACGCGGCTTACAGGCAGAAATTTTTTTACCCAATGTCGGCATGTCGTGTCGCACATGTGGCGTAAAGGACTATTGTTACGCCGTCGGTGGCCCATTGGCCAAAGATTTTGACCCACTAGCTAAAGCAAAATAAGGAGAAAGAATATGGCAGCACAAAATAACACCAAGTTCCAGGTCAACTTTAAGTTGGCTGACGGAACGCTTATCAACATCTACGCTGACGATGCGGCTGAACTGGATGCAGCGCTGGCAAACATTCAAGACTCTGCTGCGCAAATCGCAGCAGTCTCTGGCTCATTGGCTAATGCCAATGGTGTACGCAATGCAGTCGTTGGCTTGAACGCTACACCAGTAGCATCAGACGAGCCAGTGTGGGCAGCTAAGTCTGCACCAGCACCAGTGGCAGCAGCACCTGCTCAGCCGCAGATTGCAGGATCAACACCAACCTGCGTTCACGGACCAATGAAGTTCGTGCAGGGTGGCGTGTCATCTAAGACAGGAAAGCCATACAACGCTTTCTACTCTTGCACCAGCCCTGACCGCGCCAACCAGTGCCGTACTAAGTCTGCATAGTTAATGCTATCGCTGTCGCAAGCAGCGGCTAAGTCAACCAATGACCATGCTATCTTGCCTGACCTATTCCCAACGCTTCAGAACGAAGGGATTAGGTTCAGGCGGGGGCAGTTGACAATGATTGCTGGCGCTCCTAACGCTGGTAAGTCATTGTTGGCATTGCACTTTGCCGTTCACATGAAAGTACCAACGCTGTATATCAGCGCTGATACTGATGCTTACACGACTGCGATTCGCGCTGCNGCTATGATTAGCGGTCACAGAGTATCAACGGTGGAAGAAGGCTTTGCCACTGAAGAAGGCACTCAGTTNTATTCGGATCAACTGGATAGCATTAGCCACCTTCAGTTTGANTTTGCACCGTCACCTACTNTGGACGAAATTTATCTAGCCATTGACGCGTATGCTGAGGCATACGGTGAGTATCCCCACCTGCTCATAGTGGACAATGCCATGAACGTTGTGTCTATGCACGAAAACGAATGGTCTGGTCTGCGTGAGATAGCCAAGGCAATGCACCACATTGCTAGAGAGACAGAGGCAGCGGTATTCCTGCTACACCACACCAGCGAAGGTGAGGGTCAGGCAGATATGCCACCGAGTCGCAAGTCCATTCAAGGTAAAATCTCTCAGCTGCCTGAAATGATTATTACCGTAGCCCTTCTGCCTTATACAGGTGAGTTTAGAATTGCGGCTGTTAAGAACCGCTTTGCTAAGAACAGCGCCAGTGGCGCTCAGTATGTATCCCTATGGACAGATGCTTCCCGCATGCTTGTATATAACTACAGATCAACAGAGCAGATTGGGTACGCGTATGGCCAGTAAAGAAGATTACTTTGTCACCGCAGAACATATTGTCCTAGTGGACAACACCCCAGAGGAAATGTCATTGGCGCGTCGTTTCCTTATGAAGCACAACGCTTCCGACCTATGTGAGATACTTGGGCTATGAAGCAATCAGATGCTATTAGGTTTGAAATTTTGCACATGTGCAAATGCGATGACTGCCTCAATGCAAAGCTTGATAAATTCAAGGAAGCTGTAGAGAAGGAGACAAAATGAAACAGAAGGCAAGCCCAGAAAATCCTTGGGATATTTACTGGCAGAAGGCAGCGCAGCGAGATAAGGTAGCTCCGTTTATTCTTCCGCTGGCGCTTGTTTGGTTTATCTTTATTATTGTTCTTTCGATTCATTTAACCAACGAGCATAATAAAAACTCTAAGCCTCAACATGGCGTTGTTAATCTTCAAAATGGCGTAACTGAATTTTGCAATAACGGTACCATGATTTACAAAACCGACAACGCCATAACCACCGAACCTAATAGTGCCGACTGCTAATGAGTACATACGGTAAGCGCAAAGGCTCCGCCTTTGAGACAGATGTTCTTCGGTGGTTTAGGGGAAGACTACCGAAGGCAATCACGGAAAGGCTTGCCAGGGCAGGCGCTAATGACGAGGGTGACCTTGTTCTTATCGTCGCTGGTAAGCCCTACGTGTTTGAGTTAAAGGCAACGGCTAAGATGGATCTTCCCCAGTTCTGGCGTGAGGCTACGGTTGAAGCGCAGAATTATGCAAAGGCTAGAGGACTAGAAGATGTGCCACCATCCTATGTCATCGTCAAGCGCCGCATGGCAGGCATTGACCAAGCATGGGTAGTGCAGACCCTGGAACAGTGGGCGAAGATACATGATTGATTATGGTGAAAGATTAGCCTTTGATAAAGGCTGGAACCATGGCGTTAAAGCTGGTCGTTCTTTGAGTCAGAAGTACGTTAAAGAACTTATCATTCATTTCCTGCGCAGGGATGGTTACATCGAAGCAGCCGAACATATAAGAAAAAACTATGACGAGCAAGCCTGACCTTGCAGCAGTGCTTGAGTCTTACGGTGTATCAGTATCGGATCGTTATGGATGGGTGCCATGCAAGTGCGTGGTACATGATGACAGCCACGCAAGCGCGGCTTACAACTTAGATGAGCAGAAGTACAACTGTCTAGTGTGCCAACTGCTCGGAGACGTGTATGATTTGGTCGCACGTAAAGAGAACTTAAAGGAGTTTGGTGATGTTAAACGCAGAGCAGAGAGCCTTGCTAACGGAAGCAGCGCAACGGTACGCACACAACATAAACGATCAGGCATTGGCTTACCTTCAAGCGCGGGGAATAACTCCAGAGGTGGCAAGTACCTTCCAGCTTGGAAGCGTCGTGGAGCCTAGCGCTGGACATGAGATGGCTGTCGGCATGCTTAGCATCCCTTACCGTACTCCTGCTGGTGTGGTCGGCATTAAGTTCCGACGACTAGATGACGGTACGCCCAAGTATCTATGGCCCACTGGGCAGAAGATAGGACTATTCAATGTCATGGATTTACACCAAAGGTCAGAGACAATCGCAATCTGCGAGGGTGAGCTTGACACGGTTGTGCTTAGTGGTCTTGTCGGCATACCTGCTGTTGGGGTTGCTGGCGTTTCTCAGTGGAAGCAGCACTTTCCAAAGCTATTTGAGTCGTATAAAAGAATACTTATATTCGCTGATAACGACATAAAGGAAGATGGTCGCAACCCTGGTCAGGAGCTAGCCAAGCGTATCAAGGAAGATTTAAATACAGCCACCGTAGTTCACCTGCCAGGCAATCAGGACGTGAATGATTTGTACCTAGCCAATGGCGTGGACTGGTTCTTTGAACGGATTGCTGCGTGAACGTTATTTACAATGAAAATTGTTTGGACACGATGGCTCGTATGGAAGATAATTTTATTGACTTAACTTTAACCTCACCGCCGTACGACGATTTGCGCGAATACAATGGTTATTCGTTTGACTTTGAGGCTATAGCCAATGAGTTATACCGTGTAACCAAAACAGACGGGGTAGTTGTTTGGGTAGTAGGAGACGCTACTCACAAAGGTTCCGAGACTGGCAGTAGCTTTAAGCAAGCATTGTACTTTAAGTCTATTGGTTTTAAGTTACACGACACGATGATATATGAAAAAAATAGCCCCGCTTATCCTGCTCGGGCTGACAGTAATCGCTATACCCAAATCTTTGAATACATGTTTATCTTTGCCAAGGGCAAAGTTATCAATCAACTTATCTGCGATAAGCCAAATAAATGGGCTGGACATAAAGATTTTTCAGGCAAACTTAAAAATCCCGTTCCTGATTTTTCACCACGCAACAATATCTGGAAATACACCACATCTTTTAATGGCGTAAAGCATCCAGCCCCCTTTCCAGAACAGCTGGCAGAAGACCATATCCTTTCATGGAGCAGGGGGGGGGGCATAGTGTATGATCCATTCATGGGCAGTGGCACTACGGCCAAGATGGCAAAGCTTCATAATCGTACCTATATTGGCAGCGAAATTAGCAAAGAGTATTGCGACATAGCAGAAGCGAGGCTTAAAACATGACAACTCTTGCAGGGGTACAGGGCAACGGCTGGTCTGTCATTGGTGCTGACAGCCGCGTCATTGACGACGGCGCTATAGTAGACCTGCCCAAAAATGCTGGAAAAATTTTTAGAAAAAGTGGGTACATCCTGGCTGTCGCTGGTGACTTTCGTACAGCGCAGATTATGCAACACTCTTTTGCGTTTCCTAAGCCGCCTACCGATGGCAGCATTGACGCGCTAGATAAGTTCTTTACTACCGAACTAATCCCCGTATGGAAAGCTGAATACGAGGACATTGGCTACACGCCAGACAAAGATATAGGCAACACTATTCTCGTCTCGCTTAGCTCTACTATCTATGCCATTGGTGATGACTGGACATGGGCTAGAGACAAGCGCAACATCTATGCTGCTGGCTCTGGCGCTGCCTATGCCATAGGCGCTCTCTCTGCATACGGCGTACCTAAGACCGCTGACGAAGCAGTGGCGCAGATTAAAGCCGCTATCAAGATAGCCAGCCAGTACGATCACAATACTTCCGAGCCTGCGATTATTTACAGCCAAGAGTCGTGAAAGAATTTATCGGCGGTCCGCTTGACGGCGGACGAGTATCGCTAGCCTTCTGGGTCTTAGACCAAATCGAATCGCCCATCTCATATGATGATACTTCTATCACATATGTGTGCTATGATTTAGATCCTAATACAGATAATTATATATACAAAGGTGAGAAGACCATGAAAAGGGGTAGGTTGAATGACCGAGAAAATCCAGCTAGTTGAAGAACCAGTAGATGATTTTAGCGTGAACATGTGGGCCATCTTCGATGGCGCTGGCAACCTGCTTCTCAAGAAGCACCACGATTACGGTCCTAAGAATATCTCTCAGTCACCTGGCGGTCCACTCAACGGACTGCGTGTGCGCATGTGGGATAAGTTTGCTCGTATCAACAACCTTGTCGATACAGGCAAAGATGCAAAGAACGAATCGCTACGCGATAGCTTCCTAGATATGCTCAACTATAGCGCCATTGCTTTAATGGTGTTGGACGGGACTTGGCCTGAGTGAAAACTATAGTGGTCGTTAGCGACCTGCAAGCTCCATACCATGACGAGCAAGCCACCACGGCGCTCGCCAAGTTCATTAAGGCATACAAGCCAGATGAAGTAGTAAGCGTTGGAGATGAGATTGACTTTCCCCAAATCAGCCGATGGGAAGAAGGATCAGGCGGAGAGTGGAAGTATGACATTGGAAAGCACCGAGATATTACCGTCCGACTACTTGAGTCACTTAATATCAAGCATATCAGCAGGTCAAACCACAGTGACAGACTGTATAACAAGCTTAAATCTAAAGCCCCAGGATTGCTCGGCTTACCTGAGTTGGAGATTGAGAAGTTCCTCAAGCTTGACGACCTTGGAATTACATATCACCATCAACCCTACGAACTTGCGCCTAATTGGATACTTGTCCATGGAGATGAAGGCAACATCCAGCCTACTGCTGGAGCAACTGCACTTGGACTTGCAAAGAGAGCAGGCGTTAGTGTTGTCTGCGGACATACGCACCGAATGGGACTTACCCATTGGACGCAGAGTTGGGCTGGTAAAGGAAAAACTGTTTGGGGTTTGGA